TGAATTGAATTAAGTGTGTCAACAATGTTTTTGATTGATGCTGAGGCACCGTCTGAGCCTAACACGCTCCCAGTGGTTGATGTTTCAGGTGTTGTTAAATCTGTGACTTTATCGCCACCACCGGCCATAGCAAAACCAAGTCCGCCCATAATAGCCGCCATTGCCGCAACACCAGCAAACCCAGCAAACCCACCTTGCGCAAACATACGAGCCGCCCCAGCGGCAACATCAACAATCATTTTCTTTGCTGCCATTGCCATTTCAATAACCGACATACCCATTTCAATTGCGTGAAATGCTTTGCGTGCGGCTGATTTTTCGCCAAACAATTTTGCAGTAGCTCCCGCAATTTGACGCGCTCCGCTTATTTCTGCCGAAAATGCCTGAGCATCTAATTTTATTTTATCTGCTGCAAATTTCTTTGTGGCATCTGCTTTTTCTGATTCTGTTACACCTACTGATTTAATTACTGCGTCATATTTTTCTTGTGATGCCTGTTGTTTGTCGCTGATTTTTATTATTTCAGTAGCAAATGATGAAGCCGCACCTGCTACCGCGCTAATGCCGCCAAGTATTCCATCAAACGCCATTGAGCCGCTGTTGCCTAATTTATCAAACGCCTTTGATGTATTATCCATTTCATCGTTAAATGCTTTTAAAGCCTCTTTTCCTTGTTCTGCTGGCGTTTTAAAATCAACACCCTGCTGCTGAGTTAAATAATCAGCGTTTAGCTTATCCTGCCCTGCTGAGTATTCAGTATCGGACATATAAGGTTTTTGCGTCATTAATTCACTATAGCCTTTTTCAAACTTTCCGCGAGCTGTTCTTTCTAGTGCTTGCTGTTGTTCTTTAAGCGCAGTAGTGTGATCTTTTATATATTGCGTAGAATCTAATAATTTTTTATTAGCTTCATCAATACCTGTTGAATAAGTTGCTCTAAATGCTTCACCGCCACGTTTTAAACCTTCGGTTAACTTATCAATAGTTGCGTTATATTCGCCATAAGGCGTAGATTCAATTAGGCGTTGATATTCTGATTGTTCTTTATTAGCTTTTTTTTGTTCTTCTGTTAATTTTTTAGTTTTATCGCTTTTTTCTTCTAATGTTGCTACATTAATTTTTTCCGATTTAGCATGTTCTTGAGTTTTTGCCGTTGCATCAATAGTTGCTTTTGTTGCCGCAAGTTGTTCTTCTTTAAATTGTTTTAACGCAGTTAATTTTGTGCGTTCTTTTTCAGTATCAAAGCCAATAGCGGTACCAATTAAATTAGGCACGCCATATTTTTCCATTGCAGCAATGCGTTTTTCTGCTGTTTCAATTTGTTTATCAATGGTGCTTTGATTGTCTGCAATCTTTGCAAATGCCGCTCCTGTGGCTGCCGCTACAACTGTTGCGCCCATAATTAAAGGATTAGCACGGGTTGCAACATTAAAAGCTAACATAGCCGCGTTAGCAGCCCATATTACGCCAGTTAATGCTGCAATACCGCCAGCAGCACCTGCAACAATTTTTAATTCGTCTGCTACGCTTTTTAAATTATCGTAGTGTTCTTTTGTGTAGTTATTTGATTCTGCAAATTTATCGCCCATCCCTTCGTAAATGGCAATAACGCCTGTTGCTTGTTGTATCACATCGGTCAATGCGCCTTTTAAGCCAGAATCGCCTAATTGCAATGCTGCTTCACTAAGTGTGCCTTTTAACGCGTCAAACGCTTTTGCTAAACCTTGATTTAATGTATCAGTTATTTTTTTAGCTGAACCGTCTGCATTTTCTAATTTTTTTGCATATTCATCTATTTTTGTAGAGTTTGCAGCTAAAATATTTCCTGCCGCTGCTGCATCGCTCCCAAATATTTTTAATGATTCTGCGCCTGTTAAATGTGCGTCTTGCAAAGTTTTCATTACTTTTGCTAAACCATAAACTTCAACATTTAATTGCTTATAAGTTACACCATGTTTTTTTAATATTTCTACGTTATCTTTTGTGTCATTACTCAATGCAACAAGCATTGTTTTTAAGTTGTTACCCGCTTCACTTCCTTTAATCTGATTATCTGCCAAAATCCCCAGCGATGCTGTCAATGTTTCAAGATTAATTCCAAAAGTTTTCGCTACTGGCGCAATGTTTTTCATTGCATCGCCAATTTGCTCAACGTTTGTACTGGAATCTGCTGCTGTTTTTGCAAAAACATCATTAATGCGCCCAAGATCGCCAAGTTGCAATCCTAAAGCTTTCATTGTACCTGTTGATATTTCAGCAGCTTTAGCTAAATCTAAACTACCGGCAGCCGCTAGTTGTAAAACTTTAGGCGTTGCCGTCAATATCTCATTTGTTTTCAAACCTGCTGACGCTAAAACACCTTGCGCCTCTGCTGCTTGCTGTGCTGAAAAAGCTGTGGTTGCGCCAAGTTCACGCGCTTGCTTTTCCATTGCTTTCATTTGTTGAGTGGTGGCATCAGTCAAAGACTTAAGCTTAATCATTTGAGTCTCAAACGATGCCATTTCACTAATTACAGTTTTAAAGCCAATGCCAAGTAACGCAGCACTAGCCGCTTTTGCCATGTTACCTAAACTAAGCAAAGCACGTTCACTGCGTCCAGTAGCTTGCTCCATTGCAGATAGATTGCGTGATGCTGTTACTGCACTGGTCGAATCAACTGCGACTTGAATAGAATAGGTATCGGTGGTCATTTTGTTTTGCTCCGTTTTGCAATTTGCTCTGCTTGAATATTTAAATAAGCACTATCGAGCCGCATGATAGCACTTACTTCTAATGGCGTTAATTCTATGTTGGTCAATCTTGACCATGCGTCAATTTCCGCGTAACTAATTGGATTTTGACCAAACCCATTGCTTGAGCGTGTTCGGCTTAATTCGCCAAACCACGCCCAGCAATGGGCGTAATTTTCTGGCATGGGCAATGATTTATAATCATCAGATATCTCATGCCCCATTGCAATAATCGCTTGAGCTTCATCGCGTAAACTGCTTCCATTGTCGTTTGTTTTGCTGAGTTCAAATTCTCGTGTGCCAAAATCGACAATGTCATTGATTAGGCTTTGGTGAAGTTTCCCAAGTTATTACTTGCCTCAAATACTTGTTCACGGATTTCGCTGTTGCGTTCCATTAACTTTGTGGCGTTCTCTGGTGAATATTCAAAGTTAGTAATTCCACGCCATCCGACAACACGAATTGCTGCTGCGTCAATGCCAAATTGTTCATCATCTTCGATTGTGCGCTCAATTTCTTTTCCGCGTTTAGCCGCCATCTTATCCTGAGTGCTGCGCTTGTTAAGCGCTTTGCGAACCCAGTCTTGTACTTTTGGTGCGTCTTTACCTAAAACCGTAATAAATATGCCCGTATCTGCGCCATCGGCTCTTAAATATTCAAACTCATAAGCGTTTTCTGATGCGCTAACTAAATCTAAATCATCAAATGATAAACCTGTTTTTTTGCTCATGTTCGTATGTTCCTGTTGATTTATAAAAAAATACCCACGCCCGCATGATTGCAAGCGTGGGTAATTGTAGCACTATTTTTAAGCGAGTGAATCTTGAACCATGATTGTTGTCGCTAAATTAGCCACAGCACTACCACCCGCTGTATTTTTAAGCGCGGTAAATGGGAATGTGCGAGTTAAACCAGACGCGCCATCAGTTACATCAGCACCGCCAATTTTAACGCGTGACATAGTAAACGATACAAAATCAGCCGTTGCAGTGCTATCTGTTGTTAATGCCACAATGATAGACACTTCGGTTTCATTGATAAAATAATCGCGGAATGTTGCGTCAGTGAAATAAGCACTAAATGTGCCTGTTGCGCCTACAACGCCTTGAAATACGTCTGGGCGTGTTAATGAACCAACAACTGCATCAGCTACTGCAATATTGCCGTTGATGTCAAAGTCAATTGAAGTAACAATAGCAACGGGTGTGCCTGCAACAAGCAACAAACCATTTACACCAGCAGTTACGCCACCAGTAGTGATCGCAGTTGGCGAAGTTAAAACTTGTGATGTGCCAGTGGTAACGTTTAAGCCGACTAATGGAAAATCAATGGTCGCCATACCATTAGCAGGGATTTTAACCTGAGCGTTGGTTTGCATAATGTCAGTATAAACCTCTGACTGTGCAACGTCTGAAAACCAATGTTCAACCGTGTAATAATCCTGTGTCTGTGAAGTTTCTGGCACATAAGTGTATTTGCCGGGAATAGCAACAGTTACACCAGTAACCGATGTTGCATTATCTGCAAGCGCACTACCGTTTAACGTTTTAACCGTTAATGTGGTTGCTGTTACAGCAGTCACCAATAAGTTTTTATTTAAATTAGCCGCGTTAACGCTGCCTACTGTAATGCGAACCACGTTACCAATTTTAATACCACCAGTTAACGGGTTGCCTGTTTGGAATGTAATAACGCCAGTTGATGCAACAATAGTTACAGCAGCCGCTGTTAATGATGAAATCGCAACAAAGTCTTTACGCAATACAGATTGCAGAAAGTCTTTATATGTTCCAGCAGATAATTCACCGCTTAATGTACCCGTTGATTGTCTTGAACCATGACGGAAATCAGCAACTTGTTGATCTGGGCGAATTTCGTTTGACTGGAATGTTTCTTTAGTTAAGTTAATTGTACTGGTAACACGTCTTAATTCTTGACCACCAGAACCTGATGCAGGCGAACCCAAACCAGTTTGTTTTTTGTACGATACGACTTTTTTAACGCCTTGTGCAATTGTCATTTTGTAACCTCTTATGGATAAATATCTGCTGAAAAATAAATTGATACCGGAATTTTATAAAGCACCCCGTCAATCAATGCCGGTGCAATTGATGGTGTCTTGTCAATAATAACAGTTACACTGCCGTTTGTTAAACTTGTACCGCGTTTAAAATGATTAACCAGTAAATCAACGCGGGTTGCTGCTGTTTTTGCGCCTACGTTAGCCGGATAACATAACATTACCTGCATAAATCCTTTTACGCGATAATGATTGCCGCCTAATGTTGGGTTTAATGTATCTGCAATCATTAAATTAACTTGCTGATATGCTGTACCAACGACGGGCGTAAAAGGTACGTTTTCCCACGCTGTCGCAATCGTAGGCGTTAGCGCATTAAGTTTTGTTTCTAATGCGGTACGGATTTCAACTAGTGCCATTTAATGCTCCTTCAAATAATGCAACAGATACACGCACCATACCTGCCGGTGCTTGCCTACTATGAAAATCATATTCTAATGCTCCAATATATGGCACGTTATTGGTTAAGTAAACAACACTGCCTGCCCTGCGTGGAATTGTTGATTGTATTTTTTCAACTGTACTTGTACGGTCTTCACCTACAAAAGGCGATCCGATTGTGCAGTGCCAGTTTCCGCGAGCATTGCCGCCAACATAACCTTCAGGTGCTGACGCTGGATTTTTCCATTGACTAGGATTTCCAACTGGTGTCATCATAATAATATTCTTAAACACTTCACTTGTTGCAGCGCGTATTTTATTATCAACGTGACCATTAGCACGCGCCACAATTTGCGACATTGAACCTGTCATTTTCTCACCTGCATTTCATAAAGTGCGGGTAATTCACCCGACCATATATGACGAACCGCCACCACTTGATAAACTTCACTATCAACGGTTACTTTATCGGCTGGCTGTGGCGTTGGTGCACCTAATGCCGCGATCATTACCTTTCT